AGCGTCACGGCTTCGGTTGAAATGCCTAATCCTATCGTGCTGGATTCTGCGGGCCGCGCCACATGGTGGATTAACGGGGCATATAAATATATCGTAAAAGACAGCCTTGGAAACACGATTAAAACCACGGATAATGTCACTTCGTTCAATACGCTGGCCGATTCCGTTGATGCGTTTTTTCAATCGTTTTCGGGCGATGGCACCACCACGGCCTTCACACTTTCGGAAAGTCTTGGCACGGATGAAAAAGGATTGATGGTTTTTGTTGACAATGGGCTTCAAGAGTGCGTTGCCAACGGCTCTTTTGCCACAGATACCATCTGGACAAAGGGCGCAGGATGGACAATCGGCGCAGGCGTTGCAACGGCTACGGGCGCTATCAGCACGGCGATTTCGCAGACTTCGCTCATAACGCTGGTTGCGGGGCAAGCCTATGCGGTGACTTATACCATCACGCGCTCGGCGGGCGGTTTGATTCCATCTGTTGGCGGCTACAGCGGCACAGAGCGCACGGCATCTGGAACTTATCGTGAAGTTATCGTTGCAGGCAGCACGCAGATTCTCGCTTTCACTGGCAATGGATTCACCGGCACGCTTGATAGCGTGAGAGTCACGGTTGCTGATAGCGCCGGGTTTAACATCCTTGCTCCCACGGCATTTACAGTAAGCGGCACGGCATTAACCTTATCAGTTGCGCCAGCTACGGGAACAAACAATATTTATGTTTTTGCCCCCTCAACCCTGCTGGGCGCGGCCTCTGCTGCAGCTTCATTGGCAGAAAGCTATGCCGCAGACGCGTTAACAAGCGCCACCGCAGCAGCGGCCTCGGCTTCTTTGGCTGCTGTTTCGATTAAATGGCGTCCGGTTGTTGCTTGCGCTTCTACTGGAAACCTTACCCTTTCCGGCGAGCAAACGATTGACGGCGTGCTAACCAGCGCAAGTCGCGTATTGGTAAAAGACCAAATTGCCGAAGCTGAAAACGGCGTTTATGTCTCGGGCGCTGGCGCATGGACTCGCGCAACCGATGCAGACACATGGACGGAACTGGTTGGTCAGGCTGTAACCGTAAGCGCAGGAACAACTAACGCGCAGCGCAGCTATGCCAACACCAACGAAACCGGCGGCACGCTAGGTACTACAGCGGTTACTTGGACGCGGGTTTATTTCTTCCCGTCTATCGGCACAATGTCCTCTGTTACTCCCGTAAGCGGCGATTCACTTATTATAGGTGATGCTTCTGATTCTGGTTTGAGCAAGAGGACTTTGATTTCAGATGTTCTGGCCTTAGCTACCAATAATATAAGGGTAATACGCAGACAGCTGTTTACAGCCAGTGGAACCTATACACCTCATGCAAACATGCTTTATTGCGACTTGGAAGCATGGGGCGGAGGCGGCGGAGGCGGCGGCTGTACGAATAACAGCGGCGCAGTTGGCGGCGGAGGAGGCGCTGGCGGGTATTCAAAGAAGGTCGTGTCAGCGGCTACCATTGGCGCTTCGCAGACGGTAACTATTGGCGCGGCTGGCGCGGCTGGCGCGGCTGGCAACAACGCGGGCGGCACGGGCGGCACAACGTCAATCGGCTCAATCATTTCTGCAACGGGCGGCACGGGAGGCGGCGGCGGCAACGGGGCAAGCACCAGTTCCTTAGGTGGTGATGGTGGCGTTGGTTCGAGCGGGGATGTCAACATCACGGGACAAGCTGGCTTTGGCGGGCTTTCCACGGCTTCCAGTGCAAGCTCATGGAGCGGCGCGGGCGGCACGACGACGCGCGGCGGCAACGGTAAGGGATTAAGCGCTGGCTCTGGCGCCGGGAATGACGCGGTGGCAAACTCAGGGTCTGGCGGCAGCGGCGGCAACTCAAACGGTGGCGGTGCACAAGCGGGCGGCGCGGGCGGTTCGGGTTATGTGGTGGTAACAGAGTATTGTTCGGCCTAATATGACCCTCACAATCACCCACGCAAAAACGGTAACAATCCCTGACCCCACGCAGGCGGAGTTAGACGCGCAAATTGCTTTGGGGAATTATCCTGTTGGCACGACTTTGGCGGATATTTCCCTTCAGAGCGATTGGAACGATGACCATCAAATAACGGGAACTCTTCCAGCCACCCAAATGCCCACCACTGTTGCAACCTACGCAGCAGCGGGAACGACGCAAGGCACAGCAACGGCCATTACCGAGACTTACGCGACGATTATCGTCAACAGCGTGCCTGCGGGGACTGCTGGCGTAAAGCTGCCCACGGCCACGGATAAGGCGATGCTGGTGGTGGTGAATACAGTCGCCACCGCTTGCTATCTATACCCAGTTAGCGGCGAGCAGATTGACGCTTACGGCGTCAACACCCGAATCGTGCTGCATCAAGGTCAAGTTTATACCTACTACGGCGTCGCCGGAACTGGCTGGAAATCCACCACCGGCATGGTTACGAACCGCACGCAGGCTGGCGCGCAGGATAACGGCATCCCGCGATTTGATGGAACTAGTGGGCGCGTGATACAGGGCGCCACCGATCTTGTGTTTACCGATGCAGGCGAGCTGATTGTTGGCGGGACGAGCGCCATAGGTGGAAACAAACTTAGCGTTTATGGGAAAAGCGTATCCTACGCTGCTGCTGTTCGTGCCGGAAGTAGCGCTGAATATGGACAGGTTGGCGGAACACTCGGACAGGCTACGGTAACTGGCGGTTTTCCTAAATTTCATAGTGGTAGTGGCAGTGATGAGACGTTGGCCACATTCACCATCCCCATAGGTGTTATTGAGACCGAGGGCGACGGAACTATCGTCTCTTTCGGCGGCGAATGGGTAGATACTGCCCGTCTTTTAATTTATATGGAAGATACGTTTGCAAATATTTTTGCCGTTTATGACAGCGGAAGTCAGACAGGTTCGGCGGGGAGCACTTATGCCTGCACAGTGCAAAATATCTTTTTCGACTATTCTAACCAATATTCTCTAGTGCTGGTTTCTATATCTACAAGCAACACCACGTTAAATTCCGCCATACCTCTTGCGTCGTCTTACGTGACTGGATTCTTAGCTTTGTTTGGAAGCCCGGTTCAGATTAGAGTTGCGGCAAATTCAGCGGTTGCCAACTCAATCTCAGTTACAGGCGGTTTCCAAAACGATCAGCGCCACGGCGATATTTACTACACATAGGAGCTATTATGAGTCAGGAATACCTCGATTATAAACAAGCGGAGCTGGCGGTTGTGCAGGCTCGCATTGCGTTGCAGCAGGAGCGCCGAAAGAACGTCAACACCTATCCAGGTAACTCCTTGCAGGAGCGCGGTATGGCCAAGGATGCTGCATGCAAGTCTTTGAAAGAGGTAATTGATGATGCTGTGTTGCTCTGCGATGCAGCGCGGATAACGTTTGAAATCTCTCAAATTTCTATGGAGTAAGTGCCGTGGCTGATAAATATTTCAAATTTGACCCTACCGTTCACGCTGGCCACCTCATCACCGCAACCGCTGTTATCTTCGCAGCGGGTGGCGTGTATATGTCTGTGCAGAACGACATTGCACAGCTTAAGAAAGAGAACTCTGGCTACGACAAACGCATATCCAGCGTTGAGAATCGCAACATTGAGCAGGATGAAAAATGGGAAATGAAATATGAGCAGCTTGCTAAAGACCAGAGCCAGATTATAGGCAAGCTACGCGACGATATGAACGCTTGGTTTGTGCGACTAGAATACAAGTTGGATAACAAACAGGATAAAAAATAGCGAGGCAACATGGCAAGTCGTCGGATTAATAATGACGGGTTGAACCTCATTAAAGAATTTGAAGGTTTTTCTGCCAAGCCATATTTATGCCCCGCTGGAGTGCCGACTATTGGATATGGCCACACCAAGGGCGTCACCATGAACCACCCTGAAATAAAGAAGTCTGTTGCTGAGGACATGCTTAGGGATGATTTGCGCTTTGCTGAGAATGGCGTTGAGATGATGGTGCGTGTTCCCGTTGGCGACAATCAGTTTTCCGCGCTGGTGAGCCTTGTATTCAACATTGGGCACGGCGCTTTTCGGAGTAGCACGCTATTGCGTTTGCTAAATGCCGCTAAGTATGATGCTGCGGCTGAGCAATTTCTAAGATGGAATAAGGCTGGCGGCAAAGAAATCGCTGGCCTCACCCGCCGTAGGGCTGCGGAAAAAGCCCTTTTTCTTAAAAGCTAGGAGACTTTATGAATTACGTTCTCGAAAAACTTTCTGAAAATTCCACATGGCGCGGTCTGATTGGCCTTGCAACCGCTGGTGGTGTGGTGCTTTCCCCTGACCTGCAGGGCGCAATTATCGCTATGGGTATGGCGCTGATTGGCCTCATCAACGTTGTTCGCAAAGAAAAGCAAAAATGAGCGCCGTTTGGTTTACACTGGGTGCTGTAGCCATTATTTTCGGGCTTATCCTTCTTTATACGCATAGCAAAATAAAGCAGGTTGAGTCCGAACTTGAGGCCAAATCAGCGACCAAAGCAGCGGAGATGAAAGCCAATGAAGCCAAGATATTTGCAAAGCCTAGCCGTACTAAGTCTGAGCTTGTTAGCAGCTTGCGGAAACGTAAGCGTTAATTACTGCCCGGAAACCGTGTGGCCTGAAGAATCAACAGTTGATTGGATAGAGCAAACCGATATGCCGGACAGCGTGGTTAGCTGGCTGGAT